AACGTGATTCGCTACGCGCCGCCCAAGGACTAGTCAGGTTTGACGTTTCGAGCCTTGGTATGCTCGACAACCCATTTCTCGGACTGGACACCGCGACGCTGACGGCGCTCAAGACCAAGACGATTGACGCGATTCAGGCCGTGCTGCTCAACCAGAGTTACAGCCTGAACGGCAAGAGCGTGAGCCGGGCAGACCTAAACGCGCTCAACAACATGCTCGGAAACTTGCAGGACGCATTGACCGACGCGGCCGGAGGGTCAACGGATACCACATTCGTCAGCTTCACCGGCAACTAATCACATGAGCACCGACTTTTTCGACGCGTCAAAACTGGTCGCGGACAAACCTTGGATTGATCGAGCGCTTGAGAACATCGCGCCGACATGGGCGCTCAAGCGTTTGGAGGCACGCGTCGCGAAGTCGCTTTTCGAGTATAACGCGGCGCGGACAAATCGGATGTATTCTCCCAAGCAATACACGCAGCCAGCCGAGAGCTCGCAGAATCAGCGGGACCGGGTGGTCATGATGTATGAGGCTCGCGACCTCGTGGACAACTTTCCCGAGGCGCGGGAAATCTCGCGCAAGTTCGGACTCTACCTGACGCCGCACGAATACTCACCGACGACCGGAGACCGCGATTACAACCGCGTGATTGACGACTATTTCCACGCGTGGTGCAAAAACTGCGACGTGACGAACCGGCACAGCTTCAAAAAGCTCGTGCAGCTCGCGGCCGAGGAACGTCCGATTGACGGCGATTGTGGTTTCGTGATTCGGCGCAGCGGCGAGGGTTTGAAACTGCAACTCGTGCCGGCGACGCGCATCGGCAACCCGAACGAGTCAGCCGTCGCCTCAAACAATTACTTCCAAGGTATTATCACGAACGACTTCGGCCAGCCGGTCGCTTACCGGATTTTCCGAGTCACGCGTGAAGGCGTTTATTTCGGCGCGGAGGACATTCCGGCAAATCAGTTCTGCCACTACTTCGACCCGTTCCGCGTGGACCAATATCGCGGCGTCACCGACCTGCACAGCGCGATTCAGACGGCGCGGATGCTGCACGAAATCTTGCAGGCGGAAAAGGCCGGCGTGCGCTTCTCGTCGCAGCAGGCGGCGCTGATCTTCAACGACCGAGGCGTCGCGAACCCGCGCAACCTTTTCCAGCCAAACCCTGCGGCGAACTTACCGAGCGGCCAGACGCAAAAGAACGAGCTGACCGAGGTTGGCATGATTCGATATTTCCAGAACAGCGACCGCGTGGAGGTCATGCCGTCGAGGCCGTCGCAGGCGTTCACCGGTTTCGTGCAGCACCTTATGCACGAAATCGCTCTGGGCGTGGGCGTGCCAGAGGGCGTGCTGTTCGGGACACAGGACTACAAGGGACCGAGCGTGCGCGCAGAATTCGCGGCGGCTGATCGAGTGTTCACAAACAAGCAAGGCGTGCTGACCGACAAGGTTTTGGACCCGATCAAGGACGCCGTGATTCTCGACGCCATTGCACGCGGCGAGATTCCTCCGCCTCCGCTTCTCGCGGGCGAGACTATGGTGCAGGCGCTACGCCGGGCGACGAAGGGCGAATGGCGCTTCCCGGCCAAGCTCTCAATCGACGTGGGCCGCGAGTCAGCGGCAAACATGAACGAAAACAGGCAGGGCGCAAAGTCGCTGCAAGAGATCGCGGCCGAGGAAGGAACCGACGCTTTTTCGCGGCTGGAGCAGATCGCAATTGAGGCCGGCTTCGTGAAGGAGCTGGCGGTGAAATACGGCGTGCCGGAGACGGCCATCCGGCTCACCACGACCTCACTCCCGAGCACGCCAGCGGCCGCAGCCGCAGCAGGCGATGCGGTGGGAGCGAGCGCAGCCGAGGCGCAGGCGGCGAGCGTCGCGCAAGCACCCGCTGCAATCGAGCCGGTTCAGCAAGTGCAGAACGACGCGAATTTGGTCACGATCAACTTCGCGACCGATTCCTACATTCCGACGAACGCGATGGCGGAAAACGCTCGCCGCGCTCTCGACGTGCGCGAGCAAAAGCCAATCTCGCAGCGCGGCATGACGAGCGTCGGTATCGCTCGGGCGCGCGACCTGATCAACAAGCGGCCGATGTCCGAGGACACTGTTCGCCGGATGAAAGCATTTTTCGACCGGCACGAAGTGGACAAGCAGGGCGAGACGTGGGATGAGCAAGGGAAGGGATGGCAGGCGTGGATGGGCTGGGGGGGAGACGCTGGGTATGCGTGGGCCACGGCAATCGTTGAGCGGCTGAACAAGCAGGCGGAGAAAAAAGACCTCTCGGTGGCGGCCGCAGAAGTGCAGCATCAGTTTTCGCGCAACACGCCACTCGCAGCCGAGGACTGGCTGGACGCGGTGCAGAAATACCGGGCGAAGCAGATGACGACGATCCAAGAGACAAAGCAAAGCGTGACCGGCGACCAAAGCATCATCGAGCTGAGCAAACCGAAGCGCAAAAAATAATTCCCATGATCCACACCCAGACCGAAATCGATAACCTCGTTGAACTCGCGATCATCCAGCGCGCCGAGCTGAAGAAGCTGGTTGATTCTTTGCCGCAGTTGCGGGACCACCTCTCGTCGGAGATCGAGCGCAACCTCGAAGAGATCGAGCCGGCGATCCGCAGCGAGCTGGAGCAGCTCGTCATCGCCCGCGCACAGGACGCGCACGCGCAATCCAGCGCGGCGCTGACCGCGAAGGTGGATGAGCTCGGCAAGGCTTTGGAAGTCACGACGGCGGCGCGCTACTCGGTGCTCATGGCCGAGCGCGAGCAGAACGCTACCTTGTTGGCGCAGGCCGAGGCACGCATCGCAGAGGCGGCGTCGGCTTTGCCGAGCGCGGTCAAGAGCATCGTGACCGACGAACTCTCGCGCTTTCCGCGTGCCGGCGAGATCGATCAGCTGCGCAAAGAATTTGCCGAGCCGAAGGGACTGAACCCTCGCGGCAAGTGGTCGCCCGACGAGACGTATCAGCGGCTGGACCTCGTGACGTTCAACGGCGATTCATTCGTCTCGAACATCGACGGCAACCGCGAGCGGCCGAGCCGAAGCGCGGCGGACTGGACGCTGAACGCGGCACGCGGCAACAGTGGCGGCGGCGGCGGCATAACTTCATTGACCGACCTGATCCCAACGCCGGGCGAGGGGCAAATCCTCGGTAGCGAAAATTCGTTCTACGTTCCCAAGAACCTCGTCGCCGGGGCGAACATCACGATTACGCAGACGCCGACCGACATCACCATTATCGGCACCGAAGGACAGATCGAGCTGGAAGATGGCAGTGCGGCGGCGCCGTCTTTGTTTTTCGTCAACGACACGGACACCGGACTTTTCCGAGTCGGTGCAAATACGCTCGGCATCGCAGTCGGTGGAACGCAAGCGGCGGCGATAAGCTCGGCGACGTTTGCCATCACGCCGAACACCACGATTGCAGGGACGCTGACGGCCAACGGCACGTCGATTCCGGCGAGCAAGACGCTGGTCGTGACGACCGACAAGATTTCCGTTCTCGCTGCCACGACTTCGGCAGAGCTGGCCGGCGTGATTTCCGACGAGACCGGCACCGGCTCTCTGGTCTTTGCCAGCTCGCCGACGCTGGTGACGCCGGACCTCGGGACGCCGAGCGCGCTGGTCGGCACGAACATCACCGGCACCGCAGCAGGCCTGACTGCGGGTAACGTGACCACAAACGCGAATCTGACCGGCGACGTGACGAGCGTCGGTAACGCGACGAGCATCGCGGCGGGCGTCATCGTTGACGCGGACATCAACGCAAGCGCGGCCATCGTTGACACGAAGCTCGCGACGATCAGCACGGCGGGCAAAGTCAGCAACTCGGCAACCACCGCAGCCTCGGCAAACACCGCCTCGGCAATCGTCGCACGCGACGGCAGCGGCAACTTTTCGGCTGGCACGATCACGGCGAATCTCACCGGCAACGTCAGCGGATCTTCCGGTAGCACGACCGGGAACGCAGCCACGGCTACGGCGTTGGCTACCGGGCGCACGATTGCGATTACCGGCGATCTTGCTTACACCTCGCCGACCTTCGACGGCACGGGCAACGTCACGGCGGCGGGCACGCTTGCGACCGTTGCGACGCCGGGCTCAACCGGCAGCTCAACCGCGATTCCAATCGTCACGATCAACGCGAAAGGCCTGACGACTTCAATCACGACGGCTGCGGTCATTGCGCCGGCCGGAACGCTCTCGGGCAACACGCTTGCAGCCGGCGTCACCGCCTCATCGCTGACCTCGCTCGGCACGATTGCGAGCCTGACCGCGACGGCCGGCACCGTTGCCAACGCTCCGAGCGGTTCAACCGACATCGCGAACAAGCTTTACGTGGACACCGTCGCGCAAGGACTCGACGCAAAAGCTTCATGCGTCGCAGCCACGAC